AATAATGATGAATTTAAAAACACGAACAAAGAAGTTGTTAAACAGAATAAAGACTTGAAACAACTTATTTTAACGCTTAAAGAGACATTGGAAAATACCAATGTTTCTAACGCAAAGCTCCTTTACACGAATAAGGTCTTTAGTAGCGACTCCCTGAATGAGCGGCAAAAGCAACAGCTTGCCGAGGCTATTAGCAGATCGAACTCTGTCGAGGAGGCGAAGGTTATTTATGAAACTCTTCAGAGCACAGTGGGTGCTCCCAGTAATAGGGAGCCAAAATCACTTAGCGAAGCGGTGAGTAGAAATCCTTCCACGTCGTTGCCACGTAGAAGTGAAAGACCCCGGTCTGATTCTTCAATGCAACGAATGAAAAGGCTAGCAGGACTAATTTAACAAAAGGAGAACTTAAAAATGTCTATTTTAAACAAGCTAACTGAAGGCATAGTAAATCGCGATCTCCAACAGGAAGGTGCTGCTCTTCGATCCAAGTGGGAGCGCACCGGCCTTTTAGAGGGACTAAGTGATGATCGCTATGTCGATACAATGGCGGTTCTATTAGAGAACCAAGCAAAGGAGCTTCTCCGCGAAGCTTCTTCTATGGCGCAGGGTGACGTTGAAGGTTTTGCCGCAGTGGCATTCCCAATCGTCCGTCGTGTCTTTGGGGGACTTATTGCTAACGACCTAGTGTCGGTTCAGCCAATGAGCCTTCCTTCCGGTCTGATTTTCTTCCTAGATTTTCAGCACCGTAATGATCGTTTGGGTATTACCCAGAACGATTCAGTCTTCGGCGGCGCACGCGTCGGTCAGGAGATCACCGGTGGTGTCAAGCTCGATGGAGCTACCAGCGGTATTGAACACCAAGAGTTGGGTTTCTATAACCTTTCCAACGGCTACACCTCGCCAACCGCATCAGTTGAGTTGGCAGATGGTGCCCACGGTATCGTGACTCTCACCTCTGGTGTATTCGGTAAGGACGACGGCGGTGCTTCCGGCGTTAACGCTAGTAGCTACAAGCTCGACGCCCTTTGCCGCTTCGACCCCGACCTCAACTCTGGTAGTACCAAGGTTGTTGTTGGTAAGATCGCAGTTGCCGGTCTTACCTCAAGTAACGGCAGCAAGATCAATATGGATAACCTAATTGCTCTGACCGCCGGTACGTTCACTGGTTCCGTAAGGCAGATTCGCCGCCTCACGCGACTCAGCGGTACTTCCCGAAACCACGTTCTCGTTTTCTTCGCTGCTGAAGATGGCGACGGACACAGCTTCGGTACGCTGCGTCACCAGTTAACTGGTGCTTCCAACGTCAAGACTTACCACATGCCAATCGTTGACAACTTCGGTGGAACTCCCGCCGCTGGTGCTGACGGTGCCCGTGGTGCTGTCGTAGGTACCGACGATTGGGGACTGGAGAACAACCCCGACATTCCCGAGATCGACATCAAGGTCGATTCCGTGAGCGTCACGGCTGTCACCAAGAAGCTCAAGGCTAAGTGGACACCTGAGTTAGGTCAGGATCTCAACGCCTATCACAACCTCGACGCTGAGGTTGAGCTTACTTCGATTCTCTCTGAGCAGATCGCTCTTGAGATCGATCGCGAGATTTTGAACGATCTCGTTGTGGGTGCCACGGCAGGCCGCCTTTACTGGTCACGCCTTCCTGGTGCCTTTGTGGACCGTGAGACCGGTAAGAGACTCGTAGATGTCTCTGGGGCTCCTGAGTTCACAGGTACTGTGTCTGAGTGGTATGAGACTCTCATTGAGACGATCAATGACGTGTCTGCCCGCATTCACCGTAAGACCCTCCGTGGGGGCGCCAACTTCCTAGTTGTTGGCCCCGAGGTTGCAAACCTCTTGGAGTTCACCGCTGGGTTCCGTGCTAACGTGACTCACGATGATTCCAAGGGTACCGTTGGCGCTGTCAACGTTGGTAGCCTAAGCAAGAAGTGGGACGTTTGGGTTGACCCCTATTTCCCACGTAACGTGTGCCTTGTCGGCCGTAAGGGCAATAGCTTCCTAGAAAGTGGCTATGTATACGCTCCTTACGTGCCTCTGCAGGTCACGCCCACCATCTTTGGCCCTGAGGACTTCGTACCTCGTAAGGGCGTCATGACTCGCTATGCGAAGAAGATGGTTCGTCCTGACATGTACGGCCTCGTTGTTGTACGTGACATGATCGGCGCTACTAGCTAGACGCCAATGTAGATAGAAAGATCTACGCCCCCCGTACCCTTTCTTGGGTGCGGGGGGTTTTTTGTTGCCTTGACAACTATTTATTTCACAGGAGAATATAATGTATGGCACTCCCAACTTTAACACCGGCAAGTACAGTGAGCGCGGTAAGACTTCCGGCCACAGGAACATTAGCGGACGTAACCGGTGCGCTTCCGTTTGGCGTATATACAGCGCCTAGTTTCGTAAGCGCAGCAGTAGATCAGGTTTCATATACATATAAAAAGTTTGGAGGCGATGTCCTCGACATTGAAATTACCCCCGGCCAGGTGTATGCTGCTTATGAGGAGGCAGTTCTTGAATATTCCTACATAATTAACGTGCACCAAGCTAAAAATGTCCTTGGTAACCTATTGGGCAACACCACTGGAACATTTGATAGAAACGGTGAGATAGAGTCTGGCCATGCATTGGAAGACACAAGAGTCGAATTAAAGTATCCACGGTTTGAATTCTCTTATGCCCGCCGCGTTGCAGAAGGTATTTCTGCTGAGGTCGGCATTGGTGGCAATGATACAGAATACTCTGCTTCCTTTGATGCCGTCGATGGCAAACAAGACTATGATCTGCAAACAATCATTTCTAGCAGTGCTGCTTTATCAAGCAGCGCTCCGTATTTTGGTAAGGTTAAAAACACAAAAGTTTTAATTAAGCAAGTTTTCTATAAGACTCCTCGTTCTATGTGGAGGTTTTATGGATACTACGGTGGTCTCAATGTCATTGGCAACTTCTCAACATATGGGCAATATGCCGATGACTCCACATTTCAGGTTATTCCAGCATGGCACAATAGACTCCAGTCTATGGCTTTTGAAGAGGCGATGCATGTAAGAAATTCACACTATTCTTACGAATTGAAAAATAACAAGTTAAGAGTCTTTCCGGTTCCAGCAAGTGGTGGCCCGAAGAAGTATTGGGTTAAGTTTACTATTCCCAGGGACGCGTGGGAAGAAGATGACGATAGGTTAATTGGTATAACCGGTGTGAACAACATGAACACACTTCCATTTGCCAATATACAGTATGAAAAAATCAATAGCATTGGTAAACAGTGGATTAGAAGGTTTACTTTGGCCCTTTGCAAAGAGATGCTAGGCTTAATACGTAGCAAGTTTGGGGCAATACCGATCCCCGGCGAATCTGTCCAGTTGAATGGTAGTGAATTGATAACACAAGGAAAAGAAGAACAGGATAAGCTCCGAGAGGAACTTAAAACAACGCTTGATGAGCTTACATATAACAAGCTCATGGAAAGCGACGCAGCACTAGTAGAGGAATCAAACAAGATTCATGCAAAGATTCCTAATTTAATATTTATGGGGTAACAAATATAGATGGCCGATTGGAAACAACCAGATAATCCTCCCCCACCGCTTTTTACGGGCAAAAAAGAGAGAGATTATGTCAAGCAAGTCAATGATGAACTCATCGAAAGGGTCATCGGTCAGACTATTCTGTACTATCCGATAGATATGGAGCGCTCAGATTATCACTCTTTGTATGGTGAGGCTATAAATAAGATATATCTGCCACCTATCAGGGTTCATGTGTTGGTCGAGTGGGAAGGCATTGAAACTTCGTACACCCCTAGTGTTGGAATCGACAAAATAACATCTATAACCGTGCATTTTCACAAAAGACGCCTAACTGAAGACCAAAACTTGTTTGTTCGTGAAGGTGATTTTGTTCAATATGGCGACAGACTTTACGAAATTGCCTCTCTAGCCGAACCAAAGCAACTATTTGGTCAGATAGACCACAGAATGGAAATATCTGCCAAGTGTATTCGCGCAAGAGAGGGCAGGTTCGATGCAAAGTAAGTTAGAGGCTATATCATGAGCAGTAGCGACGACCGCAGCAGCACGCTGGAGAGCGAACTTTCTCTCAGACCATCCAATATTGAAAACATTGATAGGGCTTTGTTCGAGTGGGTTGACGAGAATTTAAATATTCACGCTTCAACTAATAAAGGGTGGGATAAAGTACCTGTTGTTTGGTTAACTGCTGAAAGGGCATATCAAATTAAGCACGATAAGGCTTTGCGCGATACTGGTGGGACAGTTATTCTGCCGATAATAACGGTCGAGCGCACTTCCATAACTAAAGACTTAAATAGGAAGGGTACATACTGGGCCAATGTTCCAAAGGTTGGAGATGCTAAGCGCGGGTCCATCACGGTTGCAAAAAGAATTAAACAAGACAAAACGGCGCAGCATAACAACGCTGCAAGCAAGAAAAAGTGGGGTAACGGCGCCGTTGGTCATGGTCAAATAAACTTTCCGACTCGTAAGCCAAAGCCAATGATTTATGAGACGTTGTCCGTGCCCATGCCCATATATATAACGGCGACATACACAATTCTCATCAAAACCGAGTATCAAGAACAGATGAATGGGATGATTACGCCGTTTTTAACGTCTCCAGGGGCCATTAACTACATTCCGCTGTCTAGGGAAGGGCACTTGTATGAGGCTTTCGTCCAACAGAACTATTCTATAGGCAATAACGTGGCAGATATGGGTGAGGACGAGCGTAAATATGAAACAAAGATAGAAATCCAGGTCCTTGGGTATATTGTAGGGGATGCAGAGAATGAAGACACCCCTAGAATTGTCCGCAGAGAGACAGCCACTCAAGTTAAGATACCGCGCGAAAGAATTATGACTGGCGACGTTCCGATGCACGAAAATGGCAACAAATTCTATGGCTTGGCTGGGTTTACGGAACAAAAGAGGTTACCAGACGTCAAAATACCGCGCCCCGCCACCCCCATGCCTCTCCCAGCAGCGAAACCTCGCCCACCAGCTATAGAACGCCACGGCGGAACACTAGAAAGCGAGATAGCCTTCCAACCGTCAACCATGGAGACCATTGACCGGGCATTCTTTGACTGGGTGGAGAATGATTTAAAAATACAGGCTTCAACCAATAGTGGCTGGGGTAAAGTGCCAGTTATTTGGTTAACTGCTGAGAGAGCATACCAGATTAAAAACGATAAAGCGCTTAGAGACGATGCTGGCGTGGTCATCCTTCCGGTTGTGACAGTAGAAAGGACTTCCTTGGTCAAAGACCTAAACAGAAAGGGTACATACTGGGCCAATGTCCCAAAAGTGGGCGATACGAAACAGGGAGCGATAACAGTAGCCAAGCGGTTGCTGCACAACAAAACTGCTCAGCACAATAATGCTGCAAGCAAGAGAAAATGGGGAAATGGTGCTGTAGGTCACGGCCAAATAAACTTCCCCGGCCGTTCAAAGCCAGCGATCTATGAGACACTATCTATACCAATGCCTGTCTATGTTACGGTTACGTATAGCATCTTGCTTAAAGCTGAATACCAGAAGCAGATCGACGGGATGGTTGCACCATTTATTACAAGACCAGGCGCTATTAACTATATTCCGCTAACACGAGATGGTCACTTATATGAAGCGTTCATCAAGCAGGACTATTCTTTAAGCAATAATGTTGCAGAAGTTGGCGAAGAAGAGCGCAGTTATGAAACAAAGATAGATATCGAAGTACTGGGATACTTGGTGGGTGACCAAAAAAACGAAGACACGCCAAAAGTGGTGAGAAGAGAGACGGCCGTCCAGGTCAAAATGCCACGCGAGCGCGTCATTGTTGGCGATATTGCGACGCATGAAGACGGTGACAGGTTCTTTGGTTTAGCCGGATTTACGAAGCAAAGGGTTATCCCTCCGGTTAAACTATCTTTGCCAACTAGTCTGGGACTAGGTTCTGGTGGGGGAGGGGCAACACCAGACGGTGTTGTAACTTCGGCAGAAGTAGCGTCAGATGGCACATCCCATACACTTACGCTTGGAAGGAGTGCAGGGTTTGGTAATTTAACAGCAACGTGGACGGATGTAACCGGCTCCGGAGCAGACGCCATTACAATTAAAGACTCAGGGAATAACGTTTCAACGACCCCCGCATCGCTTAACTTTACTGGCAGTGGACTAACTGTCTCCTCGGTGGGTGACGACATTACTATTAGTTTTAACACTGGTTCAAACTTGGTAGCCTATAATTCTGGAGGTGAGTTGACTAACAACCTATCTTCACTTAATTTTACTGGTAGTGGCGTCACGGCTACAAACGATGGGAATGACGTTACTGTTACTATTAATACGGGATCCTCCCTGGTAGTGCAAAACTCCGGACAGAATCTGTCAACAAATGCTGCCTCTATCAATTTCACAGGTAGTGCGGTCACAGCAACAAATAGTGGTAACGACATTACCGTTACCATCAACACTGGTTCCGTCATAGTTAAAAATTCTGGGGATGTGCTCACTAGGAACCTTGATACTATCAACTTTACAGGAAGTGCAGTCACGGCGACGACTAGTGGCAATGACGTTACTGTTACCATCAACACTGGCTCTTCTGCAGGCACGGATTTGATTGTTAAAGAATCTGGAACTAACGTTGTGACTGCCGCCTCTTCTATTAATTTCACAGGAAGCGGCGGGACCACCATAGCTGTAAGTAATTCTGGCAATGATGTCACCGTTACTGTCTCCTCTTCTGTGGGCGGAGGCGGAGGCGGCACTGATATACAGGTTCTAAATTCTAGTACTAGTCTGACAACCGGCGTGGAGTCAATTAATTTCACAGGTAGCTCCGTGACTGCAACCACATCCGGTGACGACGTTACCGTTACTGTTTCAGCGGGAAGTAAGGGTAACACTTTTAATACTTCTATATTTAATAATAGTACTTACAGCGAAACACCCTCGGGATTGGTAAATGATTCAAACACTGTGTATACAGCATCTCAGGATTTTGTCAGTGGCTCAGAGTTACTATTTCACAATGGCCTCCTTATGAGAAGAGGCGCTAGCTACGACTATAATATCACCGATGATGATGAAATAACTTTTACTTTCTCTCCGTCTTCTGGAGATTTTATACTAATTAGTTATGTCAACAATGTTGAGTCTTAAGGAGGAAAAGACCATGCTTGAAAAGCTTTTAAAAAAGATTGAAAAATTAGAGGAGGCCATAGGCCGCCTTATTGCCGGTGGTGTCGAAGCCGAGCCCCCCCCCGAGCCAGAACCAGAGCCAGAACCCGAGCCCGAGCCAGAACCCGA